ACATACCAGACCAAGCACCACGCTTGGAGGCAAAGTACACGAACTTACCAGCCTGTGCTGGCTTGGCTCGTAGTGACGCCTCAAACTCTGTGGTGTTTGCTACGTTAATAGTCTCTGGAGTTAGTACTGGATCAGCCGTTACCTTAAACTGTGTAAGGTCAGAGAAGAGCAAGAGGCTTTCACTGAACGGCACAGCATGTTTAAGTATGCTAACCTTGTTAGAGGACACTGAGACATCAATAGGATCACTATCAACAATAGCCAGTGTAGATTTTCTAAAGAAGTCAAACTCAAGAAACTCACCAGCACGAGCAAAGATTACATTCTCGTCAGCTAGTAGTCCTAGTCTATTTCTATGAAAGAATATATCTGATAAAGTGTAATCTACAAAAGAAGGGAATGGATTAGTATCATCATCTCCTACTTTGCGTTCTGTATATGTAACTGGATCAAATGTAAAATTACCACTAGGTAGCTTGGCTAACTTGTGTGGCATAGTTGTATTATTTAACTGTGTTAAAGACCCTGGTTCGTTTGTTTCTTTCCAAACGCCATCATTAAATTTAACATAGTAATCATCTTGTGCCTTCTGGTTATCACCAGAGACTTTAATAACAAAATTGTTTGCTGCCTCTACTGGTAGTTTCTTAAAGTCACCTGTCTCATCTTTGAATATAAGCAGGTGGTCACCACCATGTGAGTCGCCAACCTCTACTTGAAAATCTGTGCTATCAGTGGATTGAATATGAAGAGTAGAGCCATAGCGTGTTATAGTCAGGCCTGTGACAGCAGAAGCATTTGTGATGTTCTCATAGTAAGTAGTACTTACGGCTGTGCCTGAGAATGTATTTAAGTTCTGTGCAATCAAGTCTGTTGATGCACCACGTTCAGCGTTCTGTGTATCGGCTGTACTAGCTTGTGTAGAAGACTTAGTAGCAAACTCTACTGTGCTATTGCTCCCACCTTTAGTCAGCTTCAGTCGATATGTAGAAGAATAGTCAGCTTGTTTGACATAGACTAGTGCTTCTGGATTTCTTGTCGGGGATGTTGCCGTTCCTTTAGCAACAGTTTTATTCTTGTTTACAATGAATGTAGCATCAGCAATAGAGACAGCAGCCAGTTCCTCGTTAGGGTTTGTCAACCCAGATAGATAGGACGGCGCATTGTTCGTTACTGTTTTGGCTACTCCATCCTTATCGAACACTCTAATTGTACCAGCCGTGTCCACAATCATTGAGTAAAATTCATTCTCATCCCTGCGGATAGTATGAATGAAGGCTTTATCAAGATTACTAATAGTGCCTAAGTCTGCTAAGTGCTGTGTACTAGGACGCTTTTGTAAACCCGTGACAACATCAGACAATCCATTCTCTTGTAATTCTGCCTGGGTACTAAGGCGCAACGATGGCGGCTGTTGTGATACCCCGTTGATGAGGTTGGGAATAGACTGACTTATGAGTGTCATTAGAAAGTTCTCCGTCCCTGCCTATCAATGATACTAAATGTATCGTAATTGTCAAAGATGTTATTATCATCAGCAGCCATGTCAAACTCTTTTAGTTCAACTAGGGCCATCTGTTCGTCTCTTACCTGAAACTCATGTAGGGTATTAGAACCAACAACCCTATCTTGAAATATTCTAGTAGCACGAAGAGTTATATAACGCTTTGCTACCTCAGGTAAGTCTGCAAAATCTAATTGTACTACGACATCAAGGTAGACATTTGTACCTATGTTAAACGTGTGGTTCTTTCTGTCATACATCTTTGTACCACGTTGAACTAGATCAGGACTGTCTGCCTTTAGTGTGGCATCCGCTCTCAAAACATCTGCTGGTAAAATAATATTACCGCTAGTGTCTTTGGCGAACGACTTATTTAATTCTGTATTAAAGTGCCAGCCCATAGCCTGCACCTCACGGTCAACCGTGTTTAAAATACTTTCTGCAATTTCAGCCTCTACAAGTCCAGAGGACAGGCTGTTTACTGGTGCTTCGCCAATAGCAGAGAGCATTGTGTTCACAGCATCTAGTTGTGTTGTTCCTGCCATGTTATCACCACTTTACCTTATTAGCCCAATAAGCTGCACTACTCTCACCTTTGGCTATATTCTTACGATGTCTAGCTTTAAATGATTTACGTTGTGCCTCGTTCTGGTTTGTTTTTGCACCCTGTTCACCAAATCTAATTAACCGTGGTGCATCCTTTGTACCCACAAGAACAGCATGTGATTTCTCAGGATGGTCTGGGGTTCTAATTGGAATACGTAATCCCTTAAAGGTGTGTCCACCACGTTCAATGCTCATTTGCTTTTCTTTCCGTACTTAGCCATGATGGCAGCTACTTGTTCTTGTTTCATGCCACCAAAAGACATCTTCTTTCCTGTTCTTTTGGCTTCTGCTTTTGCTGCTGCTATGCCTTCTTTGGAATACTTATACTTTTTCCCACCTACTTCTGGCATTTCTAGCTCCAATAAAAAGGGAGAGAGGTTTAGTAACCCCTCCCCCGATTGGATTAAACCTCGGACAGACCGATGCAGCAAGCAGGGCGGAGGACGTTGTGTCCCATCGCATACTTGGCTACCATCAATGTGCCTTGACGGTTAATCTGATACTCAGACTCCATGCCAAGGTCAAGCAACTTGACAGTAGCAACAGCGTCAGGAGTAAATACAAAGCCACGGAACTTGGCAGCAAGCGCAACCATGTCTGCGCCGTCTACGTTAGCAGTCGGCAGGTCATAGTGCGTGGTGCGACCAGAACCAGCAGTGTTAGCAAGTGGCTTATTGTCTGAAGTTTCACCTTCACCTGTAGCAGCAGTTACGAGACTGGTGTACAGGTTAGTCACTTTAGCGTGGTTTGACATGATGACTGGCATACCAGCAATCTGTGGTACTACACCACCAGCGATTGCGCCAGCGCCACCAAAGTCACGGTTCATGTAAACCAGCTTATTGCCATCAGAAACGTCTAACAACGCATAATATTGGTCAGGAGCAAGAACAACAACAGCACCGTCAGTAGGTACGTTCTTTACTTCCAATTCTTTACGAGCGTCAAAGATTGCTTTAGCAAGTTTAGCTGGGTCCAATGAGTCAGCAGTAGCTGTACCAATCGTCACGTTGTTCGTAAAGTCTTCTTCAGTGAAAGACTTGTAGTCTTGAATAAGACCAGCAGCGCGAGTAGCATTGGTTGACAGTGCAGCCTTAACCAACATACGAGCTACGTTACGGTCAGCTTCGTTAGCCAACGCAATACCAGCTTCTCTAGAGTAGATGCTACGTACATCGTAGTGGTTGATTGCTTCGTCAATGTTCGCAATGAACTGGCTTGAGATAAGCAGGTCATCAATCGTGACGATACGCTCACCTGCACGAATGTTGCCACCAGTAATTTCGTTTCCTGGCGTCAGGTATTCGGCGGTTGCACGGCCCGTCATTGGGAATGATGCAGACTTACCTTTTGAAATTGTGCGAGTACGCACTTTGTCCATAAGGACTTTCTTTTCCTCAAAGGCGGTCAGGACTTCCCCAGCATACAGCTTAAGAAAGAGGTCACGAACATCACCTGTGAGGTTATTTTGACCCTGGAAACTTACAGTGTAAGCAGGGTTTGAAGCGGCTTGTGCCATTTGTTTACCTCGTTTGGTTTAGTTAAAGTTGTGCCTCAACTTTACTACGCTTTCTCCAACAGATTGTCCCTCGCAAGGGGTCAGGGGTAATTGACATCAGTAACTTTGAGAATAGGGTTGCCCCTTCTAAGAACACCTCGTAAGATGTGCTTAGAAGGAGAGGGGGACGAACCCCCTACTCCAACGCAACAATTAGAACAGGCTAGATTTTGCTAACTTATTAGCCACCGCTTGCCTGTAGGCAGGGTCTCTAGCGTATCTGGGGTCACTCATTGCAGCAGTGAGTTCCGCAGTACTTTCAAACTTCCCACCTGTGGATACAGCACCTGTGTCGCCTTGCATAAGACGAGGTTCTGCCTCAGAACGATAACGTGCGTAAAGACCTTGAACAGCAAGTCTAATAATATTAGGGTCTTGCGTTTCCATTGTTGCATTATAGGCTTGCACTTCTTCTGGTGGAAGGCTTTGTGCAGCCCATGTAATCATTTCTGTATATGCTTCACTGCCTCCCACAATGGACTGCATGTTGGCTGTCATTTGTGCTGCTAGTGCATCCTGACCTGCAATCCATGAATCGACCATGCTTTCTGAGAAGCCTGCCTCTTCTAGTGCAGCATATGCTTCAGGTGATAGTTCACCTGTTTCATAATACTCTTGTTGAAAAGCGTCAAAGTCTAGGCCACGGCTATCCAGTAATTCAGAAACTTCTGAGGCTGACTCAGTACCTGTATAGTCAGTACCTTCAAAGACCTCTTCTGTTTCTACTTGTTCTGTATTGCCCTGTCCTAGTTTGCTCTCCAGTTCAGAGTAAGCTCTCGCCATGTCTTCTGGCGTTTTAAATTTCTCAGGTAACCACTCAGGACGATCTACATCCTCAGGGTTTAATTCCTTTTCAAGCATTGCTTGTATATATTCCTGAGATTCAGGCTGCGGTTCCTGATAAGTATTTACACTATCTACCATCTATTACTCCTCGACGGCTGCTTTTGCTAATTGAGGTGCAGCACGTTGTGCCATACCCATAGCTCCCTGTTCTAACATTTGTTGCTGTTGCATTTGTTGCATCATCATCTGTTCTTGAGCTTTCTGTTCTGGTGATTTAATGAGACCAGATGTATCAATACCCAGTGATGCGGCAAGTCGATCAATGTAATCTCCTAAATTCATCTCGTTAGCAATAACTTCTGGACCTAATGGTTGAAGATATTGTAAGAATGTAGCGAGTTTATTTAGGTCTTGTCCTCTACCTAATGCTTCGATACCTGTAACAACAGTAGGTTTAACACTGTCCTTAGGCATACGAGGCATCTTACCCTGCTTGGTAAGTGTTTCCAAAAGAAGATTAATGAGTGGTAATTGAAACTCTTGAGATAGAATTGAGTACACACCACCAAGGGCAGTCTCTAATTCCTGTGCCATGAACCTAATTTCTTCAGCGGTTACACGTTCAGCGGCACGTTGTACAGACGAGTTTAACAGAAAGGCTGCTGAAAGCCTATCGTTAATCATACGCATCGTCTCTAGAGATACTCGGAAGTCACCTGCTTTCTGTACTTGTAGAGTTGAAACATCGTTAGCATCACCATTCAGGAACGCACCATTAGGCGCTTTAGCTAAATCCCTGCTTTTGGTTGAGCCATTTGGACGTACCAAGAATAGTACTTTGGCAGAGGCTGCACTGCCTTGTACGATAGCCTGAGTTAAAGCCTCAAGACTACGAAGGTCACCTATGTATTCTTCAATGAAACCTCTACCATAATCTTCACCATCAATACGGATAAAGCGTAATGGAATGAAGGGGCTGTTGTCTTTCTTGAATGTACCACGTGACTTAGGAACTTCTATTCCTGCTACTTCTTGGTGTACATCAAAGCCTTTCGACGAGGCTTTAACATGTGTATATAAATCATAGTTCTTTACTGGTGTCTCACTAGGAGGTATCATAGCCTTCACTTCATCAGGAAGCATTAGGGCTGATACGCTTTCTTTAGTGATAATCTCCAGTAGGTTACCCATTGTATCCCGCTTAATACAATAGCGGTCAGGTCTAAATACTTTCATGCCTCCTTCTTTGGGCATGTACACAAGTGCATTACCTGTTACGATAAGCAGCTTGAGAGCCTCAAAGACAGGTACACGAATAGCTTTGCTTTCTATTTCCTGCATTGCCGCACGTTCAATACGTGCTAGTCCTTCCTCAACCTGTCCACGATTATCACCTGCTATAGCTTGCAGATCGAAGTCGTCAATCGTCAGACGGAAGAAAGGACTATTAGGTGGCAGCAGAGCAAGAAGCAATTTAGACGCAAGGTTATTTACACCCCTTGCTCCAATGCCTTGATACGGTGTAGCATAGATGGTTGATCCACTATGTCCCTCGTCTGGCAGAAGAGTAGGGATAGTTAGCTTTGCTGCTTCACGTCCACGTTCAAGGAACGTATCACGTTCACTCTCTAGTTGACTGTAGCGTTTTGCTACTGTTCCTACATCTTGTTGCATTTAATTATCCTGTCGGAATGTTTAGACCTGATGTGCCTTCACCGCCCACGTTTGCTGCGGCTGGCTGTATAACT